GCACCCGCGTCGTAGTGATACCGCTCCGACTTCGACAGCAGGAACAGGTACTCGTGCGCCTTGGTGGGCCGATCCGTCACGCTCTCGGGCATCGGGTTCGGCTTCGCCCAGATGATGTCGGACCGCAGGTACCACCCGTCCGCTTGGAGCGCGAACGCGACGCGCCACGGGATGCCGACGAGGTTCTTCGATGGCAGACCAGACGCCGCGCCCTTGTCCATCGCCGCAGATCCAGCGTCAGCATCGACGTCGTCGCGCTTTCCTCCGTTGATGTTCCCGCGAACGCCTGGGTTGCCTTTGGGCGTAGATGTGTACGAGTCCCCGAGGTTGAGCCACAGCGTCCCGTCGTCCCGCAGCACGCGCCGGACCTCGCGGAACACGGCGACCATCTTCTCGACGTACTCGCCCGGCGTCGGCTCAAGGCCGAGCTGCCCGTCCACGCCGTAGTCGCGCAGCCCCCAATAGGGCGGCGACGTGACGCAGCAATGGACGCTCGCGTCGGGCAGGGTGGCGAGGCCCGCGAGGCAGTCCCCGGGGATGAGACGGAACGCTACCACTTGCGCCTCCCGTGCCGATCTCGTCGGCCGTGGCGGATGTCGGTGAGCACGTCGGCGACCCACGAGAGGAAGCCCCCGCGGTGCTTGGCGTCGAGCACGTCGGCCTCGATGGCGACGGCTTCGGCTTCGTCGTTGGTGAGCCGCAGCGGGCTCGGGTGCGCGGCGTCGGCGTCCAACACCCTGCCGGTATCGGGGTGCGTCGTGGTCACTTGAACAGGCTCCCCTGCGCGGCTTCGTGCGCGACGCGGGCCTTGGCGATCTCGACGTACGGGGCTTCGCGCTCGATGCCGATGGCCTTGCACCCCTCTTGGAGCGCCGCGACGAGCGTCGTGCCGCTGCCGAGGAACGGGTCGAGGACGGTGCCGCCGAGGGGCGTGACGAGTCGGACGAGCCAGCGCATGAGGTCCACGGGCTTGACGGTGGGGTGGGTGTTGGCGCGAGGCTTCGACAGCGATCCGCGCCCACGTCCGCGTCCCTCAAGCCCGGCTCGGGCCGCAGCGCGGTCCACCGCGTTGTCGGGCATCTCCTCGGGGAACCCGTCAAGTCCGGCGTTCCGCTCGCTCCGGCTGGCCTTCGCCGTGTAGAAGAAGCGGGACGCGCCGCCCGCGTCCGCGTAAAGGTCGCCCTGCTTCGTTCCGATGGACCCCCATCCGTCCGAACGACAGCCGCCGTCGCTCGGGTAGTCGCCCGCGCTCCGTCGCTCCCCGCTCTGCTCGTCCAGCAGCCGCGCCGCTTCGTCGTCCAGCGCGACGTTCGCGGGCCAGCGGCCAGCCTCGTGAACCGTGGACGGCTGCGGTTCCTCGCGGAACTTGCCGTAGACCTCCCCTTGGCGCGAGGAGACGCCATGCGTCGTCTGCGGAACGATGCCCGCAATTCGGCACCCGTCGATGTTGAGCGCCCCCGTCCCGTGCGCCGCGTGGTTCGCCGCCACGGTGCCGATCAGCGGCTTGCGCGCGACGACGACGAACTCGGCGTCAGGATCCACGTCCGCCGGGTCGCTCTCCTCGTCCGCAAACCGCCCGATAGCAAGCGCGCCCGCAGTAGTGGCGGTCAGTCTTTCGGACTTCGCAAGCACGCTTCGGGAAAGGCTCGCCGCATCCCAGACAGACGCAATCAACCCATCGCTCGGGCTGCTTGCCTCGGTGGTGATGCCGCGCGTGATCCTCGATAGTGAGGACTTCAAGATTCGCAAGTCGGTTGTCAGAGCGAACGCCGTTGCGGTGGTGAACCTGCTCGCGTGAGCCGAGAGCGCGTCCAAGGTGGCGCTCAACGACGACGCGATGCTCAAGAGCCCACTCGTTCGGAGCGAGCCGCACAAAGGCGTATCCGTCTGCCCTAACGAAGCGACCGCGCATAGATGCTCCTTGATCGTGGGAACCATACTAGCAAGTTCCCGCTCGATCGGAAGCGGTTTACGCGCGATTACTACCGGCTCGTAGGCGGGCTTCAACGCAGTTCCGCCCCACGGGCCGTTGTGACTTTTCGGGAATCCCGATCCAAACACCCAGACGATGCAGTCGCGGATCTCCCACCCGGCGTCCTCGATGGCGCACGCGAGACGGTGAAACGTCCGCGTCCCGCCGAACGCGAGAAGGTGCGCGCCGGGACGGGCGACGCGGAGGGCTTCGGCCCACGCCTCAACAGGCGGTAGCGATGCGTCCCACGCCTGCCCCATGAACCCGCCGCCGCCGTTGCCGGTCCCAATGCGTGCGCGGCCGTAGGGAGAGTCGAGGTTGACGGACGCTGCCCCGGTGCCACCTTTCTTGTTCGCGGTCAGCGCGTACGGCGGGTCCGTCACGACCGCATCGACCGACCCGTCCGGCATCGACCGCATCACGTCGAGGCAGTCGCCGTGGTGGATCGTCGCGCGCCCGTCCGCCGTGGCCCACGCGACCTCGGTGCAGACGTTCTCGGGGCGGCGGCAGTAGTCGTGCGCGTTGCCGTCGGGGTCGAACGCGCGCCACAGGACGGGGTTGAAGGCGACCATCAGAGACTCCTCGCGGCGTCGGCGTCGAGGACGCGGCCCGCGTCGGGGTGGAGGGTGCGGGTCACGGATCAGCCGTTCTTCACGCGGTCGCGGTAGACCTGTCGGGCGCCCTCGCCGCATAGCGCCATCAGCAGCGCTGCGGCGGCGGTCCACCCCCACCCGAGCGCGACGAAGACGAAGCAGTACGCGAGGTCGAGGTACCCGTCGAAGGCGTGGAGCGTGAGCGGCCGGCGCCGCTTCAGCCCCGCGAGCACGGCGTCACCCTTCGCGTCCTTGTTGTTCAGCGCGACGTTCAGCAGCAAGGCCGTGGACGCGCCGAGCCAGATCATGAAAACGGCCACGCGCGCGGCCCACTCGACGCCGTTCGCGCCGTAGTAGACGGCGGCAATGGTGGCCGCGTTGGAGAGGACGTAGACCGCAACGCGGCGCCACGTCGGGACGGGACGATCTTCGTTCATCGGACGCGCTCCGTGGTGAGAGAGCCGCCCCCGCCGTGCGGGAGGGGGACCGCCGAGCCGTGGGGTTGGACGGCGCCGGTCGGGGGCGGCGAGAGGGGCATGGGTCAGTCGGCCGCGCTGGCGGGCGCGACGGTCGGGGCGGTGGCGTCGTCGGTGGGCACGTCGCCGCGCTCCTGCGCGATGGTGCGAGCCACGCGGTCGAGCTTCGACAGCACGGCCTTGCCGGCGTTCACGCGGTCCAGCGCGGCGCGGTAGTCGGCGTCGGCACGGCGCACCGCGGCGTCGGCCGCGTCACGACGAGCCTCGGCGGCCTCGAGCGCGGCGCCCGCGGTGAGCGCGTCCCGCAGCGCGGAGTCGAACTCGGCGCCGTCGCACAGCACCCGGTAGGCGTCGAGGTGGGTCGGGCCCATCGCGGCGATCCGCGCCTTGAGGGTGGCGCGCGGCTTCTTCGGCGTCGTCGGGTCAGCGGCGGGCCGCTTCGCACGGCGGCGGCGCGGCTTCGGCTTGTCGGTCACGGTCGGGTCGGGCATGGAAAGGGCTCCTAGAAAGGGATGCACTCGTCGAACTTCGCGTCGGTGCGGTCGTCCCCCGCGAACACCGCGAGGTAGATCCGACGGACTTCATCGTCGGGGATCTCTGACCACCGCCGACCGCCAGGCATCCCCAACCGAAGCGCCACCTCGCGCAACGTCGAACGCCGGGCGTCGTCGAGCGCGAGCCACGCGGTGAGGTCGGAGAGCATGAGGGCGCGGGCGGGCATGGTCACTGGACGCGGAACGCCTCCGGCATCTTCGCGTTGAGCAACCGCGCCTCGTCCTCGGTCCAGGTGGACGGCTTGCGACCGACAAGCCCGGCGGCGGCGATGGCGGCCTTGACCGTCTCGGACCCGTCGGCGCCGGCCTTCGCCAGCTCCGCGACCGACGCGATCACGGACGTCAGGAACGCGGGGGGCCGCGGTGCGGCCGGCTTCGGCGCGTCCTGGGGCGGGAGGTCGCGGCGCACGCGGACGCCGTTTTTCTTGCCCTCGGACGTGTCGATGCCGCCCTGCACGAACAGCGTGATCCGCTTCCCGAACCAGTCGGCGCAGATGGGGCCGAGCGCGTCGTCCAGCGTCCGACGGATCGTGACGTTGACGCGCAGTTCCTTCTCGATCCCGACGAACTTGAGGAACAGTTCGACGTCGCGGGCCTTGCCCTTGTTGAACTTCACGCCCCGCCGCGCCCGGACCTCCTCGATCTGGACGACGTAGCCGCCCCACGAGTCGGCCGGGATCTCGTCGGCGTTGAACCACGGCGACTGGCTGAAACAGACGTCGCTCGCCTGTCCGCGGAACGGCTCCGCGGTGCCCATGTCGGGTTGTGCCACTACTCCACCAGCACGGCGCCGTTCATGGCGTCCGCGTCCTCGTCGCCTTCGTCCTCCACAGCCAGCGCGTGCGACGGCACGCTGATGGGGCGCCGGCCGAATCCGGGCCAGCGGTTGTCGCGCACGCACGCGGCGTATAGGTCCAGCACGCGCCGGTTCTCCTCGTGGCCGAGCATGAGCGCGTCGATGATGAGCTCGTAGACGCCGACCTCGTGGACGTCGTCCTTCGCGTCGTGGACGACGAGCAGCGTCCAGGCCGACGCCGAGAACCCGAGGGCTCGAAGGCCCGCGTCGTACCACGCGAGCTGCGCGTGATAGCCCCGGGTCAGGATCTCGCGGGAGAAGGCGTCTGGGTGGGCGCGGGCCGACTTCTTGAGGTCGCCCGCCGCGAAGCCGACCGGGTTGGGCTCGGCCATGAAGTCGATGCGGCCCTTGCACCGGAGCCCCGTCGGCTTGTCGGTCCAGACGATCGAGACCTCGCGCATCGGGCAGGACGCGAGCAGCGCGGCGGCGTCCTCGTCGGACGTGATCGCGTCGGCCATGGCTTGCGCCCGGTCCGCGGCGGTCTGCGACAGCAGCACGCGGTCGTCGGCGTCGGCCGTCATGCCGCGCGAGTGGACGCCGCACCGGGGCTCGCCGTCGTACAGCGCCGTGCCGGTGTTGACGCACGGCGACCCGTCGCCCTTCGTCGCCACGCAGGTCCCGAGGATGGAGAACCGATCGGGCCAGAGCGACGGGACGAGCACCAGGTCGTTGAGCGCCGACCCGACGCGCATCGCGGGGGTGGACTCGTCGGCGGCGTCCCGCGTCTTGTGGCAGTAGAGCGGCGAGCGGCGCATCTTCTTCAAGACGCCCGAGTTCGAGACGGCGCCCCACGCGAGGTAGTCGCGGAACGGGACGCCGGGGTAGATGCCGTCGGCGGGGAGCGTCACGACTTGGGCCCCGCCGCGTCGGTGAGGGCTCGAGCGAGCAACCGCGCCTCGTCGGGCGAAAGCTCGCGGTCGTTGCCGATCGCGTCGATGAGGTGGACGCGGCCGGCGGCGTCGCGCTCGACGCGGAACACGTCGGCCTCGTCGGCGGTGTCGAAGTGCTGGACGACGCGGATCTGCGCGGTACTCATCGGACGCTCCAGGTCGCGCCGGCCAGGACGAGCCCGAGCGCGAACGACCAACCGACGTAGGACAGGACGACGACGGCGACGGCGCCGAGTGCGACGGCGAGCCACGGGAAGGGGCGGGGCGCGACGGGGACGCGCTCGATGCAGGAGACGAGTCGGCGGGCGTCGAGGGGCTTCACGACTTCGCCCCCCTCGCGCGGATCGCTTCGCCGTCAATCGGCTCGTCGCGGTCCAACTCGTCCGCGCGTTCGTGAATCAGCCCGCCGCCCATGCGCGAGTAGGCGTGGGTCAGCACGTCGAGACGCGCCTGACGGGCTTCCTTCGACAGCGAGGCGTAGCGCCCCGCCCGCGTCTTGGAGTAGAAGTCCGCGAGAACGTCGAGGTTGCGGTCCCTCTCCTCCGCGACGGCCCGCTCGACTTCGGCGCGGTGTGCGGCTCGCACGGCGTCGAGGCCGAGGATGTTGCTGCGCCACCCCTTGTCGGTGACGTAATGCTCCACGTCGAGGGCGGCGAGGGCGGCGTCGAACGCGAGCGGGGCGGGTGCGGTGCGGGCGGGCTGGAAGGCGTGATGCGCCTTCGGCTCGTTGCACCCGCCGCGCCCGTTCTCGCGGCACGTCTCGACGGGGCCGTGGATCTCGTCGCGGGCGGGCTTCAAGCACCGCTCGCACAGGGGCGGGGTGTCACCGGGCATCGGGGCCTCCTGTCGCGGCGCGTGTGGCAAGCAGCGCCTCGCACTTGTCAACCAGCGCGATCCAGTTGCGACCGCACGCCTCGTCGTCGCCAAGGCGGCGCCGAGTGCCGTCGATGTTGGTGGACCGGCGCGCGTGATTGACGACGTGGCCGATGATGCCGAACGCCTCACCGATCAGCGCACCGTCCCCCTCGCCCGTGTCGCCGGTCGCGGCGGGGCGGGTGGCGGGGACCGCGATCTCCTCGAACTCGCCCGGCGCGAGGATCCACGCGACCTTGCCGTGCTTGGCAACGATGTGCCCCGTCGTTGAACGGGTGCGGTCCACGACTTCGTAGACGCCCATCGGCGGCACGCCGTCGCCGTCCGACTTGAGGCGCTTCGTGACGATGACGTGCGTCCCGCAGACCACGGGCCCGCCGTCGCCGCCCAACGCTCGGGCGATGGCGGTGCGGAGGGCGGCTTCGGCTGACTCTGCCGCCTTGAACGCCTTGTCGATCTGCGGGATTGTCCCGCGTTCGCGTGCGGTGGCATACGCCCCATGCGCGTCGCAGCACTTCCCAATGGCCCGCTCCACCTCGGGCGGCAGCCGATCCGGGTCGGGCGCCGCGCCCGGTAGCGCGGGGGCGGTCAAGACGCACCTCCACGCGCGGCCACGCGGGCGCGAGCGAGCCAACCAGCGAGGTAGGCCTCCTCGTCGTCAATGCCCATGTCGGGGTCGTTACGCCACCCCAACCGCGCCGCCTCGCGCTCCTTGGCCTCGTCGAACGCGGGCCGCTCGTCGGGGGCGCACCCCGTGGAGCAGCGCCCCGGCGGCGGCGTGTCGCACTCGCCGTGACACGCGCTCTCGTCCACGGGCAACCCGGCGGCGGCGCGTTCGGAGGACGTGGCGGGGCGGACGAAGCGAACGTCGTTCCCCCACCCAGTCGGCCCTCTCTCTCCACCACGCACGCCGTTCTCGACATACACCCATCGAATCGGATTGGTCGAGACGACGACGCGGATCTGTCCCGTCGTAGCCACCGCGTCCGACTCGCTGACGTGCTTCACCACGTCCCCCACGCTCGGCACATACCCGGCGGGGGTCGCGGCGGGCGACGGGGCGGCGCAGGGTTCCCACGTCGGGAGCGTGTCGTGTCCGTCCTCATTGGGACCGGCGCACACCCACTCGACGCCGGCGTCGTTCGTGATCGACGGGCGACCACCACGAACGTCGGTCCACCCAAGCACGCGGTACGCCCTGCCGATGGTCACGTCCTCGGCGCCATCGGGCCCCGTGATCCGCACCCACTCGGGGCGCGACGGGGCGGCGAGGGGCGCACCGGGCAGCGGGCGAGCGACGTACGGGATCCCGTGCCGCTCGCACTCCTCGCGGGTCGCCCAACGGACGAACTCGTCGTGGTCGGCGGCGTAGATGTTCACGTCCGAACCGGCACCGGAGTCCAAGCGGCGCTGCACGTACCCCTCGTAGCCGGGGCGCGCGACGATGAACTCGCGCCGCTGGACATCTCGCACCACCGCGCCCACCGTCCGGCGCGGCTCGGTCGCGGGCGCACCGCTCGCGGGCGCGACGGGCACCAAGGCGGACAGCGCCTCGCACAGCGACAGCAGCGCAGCGCGAGCAGCCGTCGCACGCGCCGCCAGATCGTCTCGATCAAGCGCCATGGTTCCCTCCTTCGATGCGAGCCACGGCCTTGCGCAGCGCCGCCGCGATGCACCGCGACTCGTCGTCGCCCTTCGCGTCGAACATCGCGACGTAGACCTGCGCGACGGCCGGCGACATCGTCACCGTCCCACCGCCGCGCGTGAACCGCACGCGGCCGTCGGCCGTCGTGTCGATCAGCACGCACTCGTCGCGGGAAGCGACCGCGGGCGCGCTCACCGGGCACCGCCGGTCGTGGCGGGGATACCGAGGTCCTCGACGACCTTCGTCCCGTAGCCGGGGTTGGCGCGGCGGAACTTCTCGGCGGCAACCTCGGCGGTCGCGGCGTCGGGGAAGTGCTGCGCGGACGACCCCATCGCCGCGAGGCCACGAAGACGCGGCAGCGGCATGAGCCAGAGCGACCCGTCCTGCGGCTCGCGGATCTGCACCATGAATCGGTAGCGAGACGCACCCATACGCACCCCCTCGCCCTCGTCGGGCTACTTCGACAACCTCGACACGATCACCGCCTCGACGTCGCGGTCGCTGTCCAGCGCATCGCGACCCGCCGAGACGATCACTTCCACCACCTGCTCGTACGTCAGCGTCGGCGCGAGCGACCGCACGAGGTCGGAGAACCGACGGATCAGGTCCAGCGCGTAGAGCTTCGGCGCGACGCGAGCGATGCCGGCGGCGTTCATGCCGACCTCGCCTTCTCGGCGGCGACGATGCGACCCGCGACGGTGCGGGACGGACGCTCACGGTTGCCCGACGCGACCCATCGGTAGACGGCCCGGCGCGACACCCCGTAGTCGGCGGCGATGGCGTCGGCGGAATCCCCCCGGGCGAACCTGGCCCGGACGATGCGGGCCGCGTCGGATCGGATGGCTGCGACGCTCACGACGGGTACTCGCGGGTGGTCGTGCTCATGCCCGTACTATCGGGCACGATTCGGCACGACTCAACACAAATCAGCACGGGTCGGCAGGGACTAAGGTCCCTAGACCGGCCGGTCGGTCGGCTTTACGCTGGAACAGATGCGGATCCGTCTGCGTCGTCGTGGATGGCGCGTCGTGCGCCGGGAGGCATCGCGTGAAAGGGATCCAGGTGGCGTTGGTGGCGGCGTTCGTCCTCGGTGCGGCCGGCTGCGGCGGCGGGTGCGGCGGCGCGAGCGCGGGTGACGCCTCGAGCGGCGCGCCCGCGGTCGGCGGTGGCCCCGCGGACGGGCCGGGGTTCGTTGCCCCGCCCCTCGTCGTCCCGCCCGGGATCCCCGCGGCGCCGGTGCTGCTGCCCGGCGAGCGGTTCGCCGTGACGAACGGCACCGACCAGGGCATCGTCTACTTCGCGTGGTGGGAGACGCGAGACGGCATCGACAACGGGATGCCCGGCGGGCACTGGCACTGGGTCGTGGCGGTCTCGGGCGCGCCGCTGGCCCCGGGCGCGACGAAGGTGGTGCCGCTCTTCTCGCCGCCGCCCGGCCCCGTGGACCTCGTCGCCGTGCTCGCGGACGGGACGGAGCGGCGCGAGCGGGCGGTCTACGCGCCGCCGACGGCCGCGGTCTGGCGGGTGGAGTAGGATGCCGCCCATGAGCGCCGAGCCCGCCAAGCCCGCCGATGTCCGCGAGGATGTCGTCGAGGAGCTGCAGTTCGAGGGGCCCGACTACAACGGCTCGATCATCGTCTACCCGACGCGCGTCTGGTACCTCGCCTTCTACAACCTGTGCGACGACGACTGCCGGTGGCACGACAGCAGCGAGGGGTACTTCGGCCGAGTCGCGTGGGACCTGCTTCGGGACGACATCATCGCCGCGCTGGGCAAGGACGGCGGCCCGGACGCGATCACGCCCAGCATCTACTAGGTCAGTCCCCGCCGCGCGCGCCGCCCAGCGCGCGGTGCGCCTACTTCGCCTTCGTCGCCCTCCGCACTTCCTCCGCCACGAGGCGCCGCACGACCTCGCTGACCGTCGCCCCGTCGCGGGCCGCCACGGCCTCGAGCGCCGCGAGCTGCGCCGGGGTCACGCGGACCCGAATGTACGCGGTGCGGGGGGTGGTCATCGTGCGTCTCCTTCGTGGTGGCCGTCGTCGTCGTACAGCCCGGCTTCCATGCGCTCGGCAACGTCGCCGTAGCACTCCGCGACCCACCCCGCCGTGCCGAGGTAGGTGAAGCAGGACAGGATCGTCCCGCCCGTCGCCTTCCACCGCTTACCGGCGGGCGCGTCCACGTTCACCGTGATCGAGTCCCACGCACGCTCCACGTCCAGGGTCGCGCCGACCTTGGCGCACGCCCGGCGGAGTTGCGCGAGGGTAGCGGGCTTCACTTGGCACCCCCCTTCACCGCACGCGCCGCCAACTTCGCCAACCGGGCCGCGCAGCGGGCGCAGGTGACCGCATCGTCCGTGGGCATCGCGCCGCGCAGCGCCGTCGAGCCCGACTTGCACGCGGGCATCATCGCGGGGCGCCCGGTCCAGGTAAAGCCCATCTCGCCCAGGTGAACCGTCCCGGTCAGCGTCTTGATGTTCGTCTCGCTCATCGTCATCACCTCGCGTCGAGCCCTATCGCTCGATGGAGGGAGTGTACCCCATGCGGGGTACGGAACAACAAGAATCCGCCGCCGAGTTGTAACGAGATTCGCCGGGGGGTCAGTCTCGCCCGCGGGGCCCGGCGAACACGCGATGCACGGCGGGCTGCCGGTCGTACGCGGCCGCGCCCCAGCAGCGTCCCCGCGGGCGCGGTTCCTCGGGCGGCGCAGCGACGGGAAGCGCCTCGGTCGGCTCCGTGGCCGTCTCGACGGCGCGCGCGGTCCTGCGGGCACGCTCGCGGTCGATCGCCCGCCACCGCGCCATGCGGGCCGGGTCGCAGGACCAGGCGGGCGCACCGATCACGGCCGCCCCATCCCGAGCGACCGCGCGCGCAGCCGCGACGCGCCCCACGTCGGCGCGTACCACCGGCCCCCGTCGGGCAGCGGCGACGTCCAGGCGCACCGGCCGCCGTCGGCGTCGGGGTGGGCGTCCGAAGCGCGGGAGGCGCACGACGCGAGCGCCAGCAGCAGCAGCGCGGCGGCGAGCCTCACGGGGGCGGCGCCGGGATGGGCGTGCAGGTCAGCGTCACCGGGAAGCCCGGCGAGACGCCCACGAACGCGAAGCCCGTCCCCGTCCCGGTGCACTCCATCGTGCAGGACAGGCGGCGGGCCTTCATCAGATCCGACCCGGGCAGGTAGTCGTAGGTGTCCAGCGTCGTGATCGTCGTCCCGTTCTCCAAGACGTGCGCGTCCATCGACGGGGCGCCCGGCGTCGAGAGGCGGTACCAACCGGCGGGAGGCTTCATCGCGGGTCTCCGAGGCCGAGGACGGCGCGCGACCGCGCCACGAAGGACGAGAGGCAGTCCGACGCGGCGACCCGCGTGAACCGCCCGCAGGTGACGAGCGTCGCGGCCACGACCACGACGAGGCTGACCGCGTAGGCCACCGACGCGCGCCGCATCAGGCAGCGGTCGCGGCGGTGCGTCACGTCCGGCCCCGCAGGTCCCGGTGCAGGTCGCCGACGAGCTCGGCCGTGCGCTCGCTCGAGGCCCGCACCGCCTCCATCGCGGCGACGAGGGTCGCCTGGTTCTTGAGCGTCGATTCGACGAACGGCTTGACGCCGTGGACGACGAGCGCCCGGAGGAACCAGAACAGGATGAACAGCAGGAGGCCCGCGAATCCGTAGTTCAGGAACGACGACGCCATCGGGGCGAACTCGGCGGGCGCGGTCGGGGCGTCGGCGGCGAGGAACAGCACGGCCCTACCCCCCGATCCCGGCGCGGTACGAGTCCTCGCCGAAGAAGATGTCCCACGACGACGCCAGCACGGCGAGGCCCGCGGCGATGCCGGCGTCCCGCCACGTCACGAGGCCGGACAGCGCCGACCCGGCGAGGCCGGTCACCGTCTTCCACAGCGACCGGAACGACGAGCGCCGGTACCACGGGGTCTGGATCATCGCTGCCGCATCCACAGGGCGTACCCGGCGACCACGTCGCCGTCGTGCTGGACGTCGAGCCACGCCGGGACGCCCGCCTTCGTGACGGCGGCCCACCGGGCGAGGTAGGACCCGTCATCCTGCCGCACGTCGGAGCGGGGCGCCCCGATCGCGGCCTTCCACGCGGCGAACGACTTCGACGCGCGGGGGATGGCGTCGTAGGCGACGGCGCCTGCGGTCGGGTCGGTCGGGGTGACGGGCTCGACGGGGACGACCGGCGCGGGGCCGGGCGGGGGGAGCGGGGGCGCGGGGGGCTGGACGGGCGAGGCGCACGCGGCGAGGACCGCCGCGAGCAGGGCCGCGAGGAACGGGGTGCGCCGCATCACGCCTCCACCGGGAGCCCGGTCACGATCTCGACCGACTCCCAAATCGCACCGCTCGCCACCGATCCGTAGGTGAACCACTGGTAGGCGCGCACGGTCCCGCCGTCGGGGTGCGCGACGCCGAAGTCGGGCCACGAGTTCTCGGCGAGGAACGCCTCGCGCGCGTCGTCGTAGCCGACGAAGTGCTGGCAGTGCCCGCCGAGGTCGCCGCCGTCGAAGCGGGCGAGCCCGTCGCGCTGCGTCCCCTCCATGTAGCCGCGCGTCACCATGAACCCGAACGGGACGCACAGGCCCCGGGCGAGGCTCGACTTGATGGCGGTGATGGACCGCGCCGGGAGGAAGCGCAGCGCCGCGCCCCGGTTCGCGTGCGCCTCGGCGTAGAGGTCCGCGCTCGGGGGCGTGTTGACGGTGCGCGCGTCGTACGGGCGCGACTGCTCGGACGGGGCGCCGTACTTCTCGATCGCCGCCGCCATGTCGCCGAGCGTCGTGCCCTTGTCCTCGTTCTGCCAGTTCCGCATGAGGCGGGCGGTGTAGTAGAGGAAGTGCCGCGAGACCTGCGCGACGATGCCGCGCCGCAGCGCCTCGTTCTCCAAGACCTTGCTGAACCCGTGCGCGACGCAGGACCCCGCGCTCGACTGGTACTGCACGCGCCCGAGCGGCGCGACCATGACGCGGGCGGGCAGTTCCGGCCCGCGCAGGTCGTGCGCCGACGCCACGCGCAGGATCGACGCGGCGGGGGTCGGCTCGCGTAGACCGCCGACGAGGGATGCGTAGTCGATCACAGCCCCGGCCCCGCGAGGATGCACTCCACCGTCCCGACGAGGCCCTTCACGATGCACGCGACGAGGCCAACGGGCGCCATCGCCAACTTCTGCGGGCCGGTCAGCCCCGCGGTGCGATCGCACGGCGGCATCGGCTTGTACGTCGGCCCCGGCGTGGGTCGGTTGCCGCCCGGCGTCCCGTCGCACCCGATGTAGACCGGCGTGCCGCACGGGCGCGCGGACAGCGGCGATAGCGCGGTGGGCAGCGGCGCCGCGACGCACGCGGGCGACGGCGCGGCGACGGGGGCAGCGGCCGGCGCCTCGATCGGGCACCAGCCGGACTCGCACGAAGGGGAAGAAGGGGCGGCGGGAGCGGTCGCGGGATGGGTGAGGGTTGTTGCAGGAGGTTCGCGGACCGGCTTCACCGCCGCCCCAAGACGTGCGCGACTCGACGTGACGATGGAGCCCGCCGGCAGCGTGGACTCCTCCACCACGACGAGGTCACCGTCCGCGACGACGTGGGGCGCGTCGGTCGAGACGGTCAGCGTGCCCTTGCCCTGCACCAGCACCGTCGCGACCTGCGTCTCGGGGGAGTCCCCGACGCGCAGGGCCACGGTCTGACGCACGCGGCCGTCGATCTCCGACCGCGAGGTCAGGCCGACGGGCGCCTTCTCGGCCGAGCTGCACGCCGCGAGGGGGAGCGCGGCCAGGAGCAGCGCGAGGGCGGGAAGGAATCGACGCATGGGGCGTACCTCCACCGGAAAGCCTACCGAGCCGTTCCGACAATTGGCGGAAGATTTTCCTTGCACGGAGCGCGATACCGCGGCCCGGTCGCCAGCAGCCCGCCGAACCGCGCGAGCAGCCCGACCCGGACGAGCGCGGCCAGCAGCGCCCGGCCCTTGCGCGGACAGAGGCCCCCGGCCGCCTCGCAGACCGCCACGAGGTCCGCGGGGTCGTGCATGGACGCCACCGGGAGGACGGCGGCGAGCACCGCCTCGCGCGCCCTGGTCGTGGCCTGCGCCGGGGTCACCGGGGCCCGAGCACTTCGTGCAGCTCGAGCGACGTCGCGTACCAGTCCGCGTCGTCCGCGGTCCACTGCACCGACGGCGCGATCCGCACGAGGCGATACGCCCGATAGGTAAGCTTCACCGACTGCCCGGCGGTGCACGACGACGCCAGCGTGACCGTCCGGGCGTCGGTGTCCACGGACGCGATGCCGCGGGGCACCCCGGCGACCGTCGCGAACACCTGCCCGCTGATCGGCCAGTCGCGATAGGCCTCGACGTTCCGGTCGGTCGGCAGGCTGAAGACCGTCTGTCCGTTCGTCGCCGGCCCGACCTCGACGTCCACCCGCGTGAACCCCTCGGGCAGCGTCTCCCAGGGGTCGATGACGTAGAACGCCTCCCCGGCGAGGTTGCGCGCGGCGAGGAATGCGGCGCGGATCCGCGCGTCCTCGGGGAAGTCGGCGGTCGGCCACGAGTAGACGCGCCGCGCGAGGCCGTCGGCGACGAGCACGCGCTCCTCGCCGGGCCCGTCCTCCATGAACGAGTCGAGGGCCTCGAACTCGTCGCGGAACGTCGCGCCGGGGAAGGGGGTCAGGTCGAGGAACTGCGTCGCCATGGGGCCTCCTAGACGAGCTCGAGGATCGCCCGCTCGATGTCGGCGTAGAGGTTCGCGTCGGAGATCGGGAGCTGAAGCGTGACCTCGAAAGTCCGGTTCGCCGTCGTGTCGATCGAGCCAGTCCCCTCGACGGTCCGGGTTCCGCCCGCCTGAACCAGGCCGCCCGCGGTCCCGGTGGCCGGCGCGCCGCCGATCGGAAGACAGAAGACCGCCGTGACGTGCTGAGCGTTCGTCGCCCCGTCGTTCTGGATCTCGACGGCGAGATGGAACGTCGTGAGCGTGGTCGAGCTCGCGAGCGTCAGGTTGAAGTCGAGGAGGGTCGTCCCGCCGAATTTGACTCGGATCTGGAACGCGCGGCCCGACCCGCTCTGGTTCTTCGCCGTGCCACGGATCGACAGGCGGAGCATCCGGTCCGACCCGAGGGTGTTGGCGAGGATGCTCTTCGAGAAAATCGAGATCTCGGAGGCGTCGGAGGGCCCAACGTCTACGTGAGTGGCGTTCCGCTCGATCACGCCGCTCGCGAGGTCCGACAGTTTCGCCTTCCGCACGGCGCCCGCGCTCGCGTCGTAGAACGCCATCAGGTCGGACTCGCGGTCCGTCACCGTCTCCGCGGTCTGCCCGGTGATGTCGGGGGTGCGCGCGTTCGTGTTGACTGCGTCGGCGGCGGTCACGTACTTGTTCCCCGCCCCCGGGGTGCCCGACGTGCCCGCGAGCGCCGACTTCTCGCCCGACGAGGGGATGTTCGCCCCGTCGGCCAACTTGGACGACGCGATGGCGGCCGAGGCGTGGACGTCGGCGTTCTCCACCAGCTTCGCCGCCGCGTCCTCCGCGCCGCTCGTGACGTGCCGGAAGCCCGTCCCGGTGGGCGTCGAGCCGCCGCCCGGCACTGCCTGGCCGACGAGTTCGTCCCCGTCGCGCACGAGCATCTCGCCGTCGGCGATGTCGCCCACGTCGAGGATCTCGCCGTTCTTGAGGTCGATGCGCTGGCGGGCGTTGCCGCAGGCCATGGCCGCTCCTAGGCGTTGCTGTCCACGAGGCTGATCGTCACCTGCGCGGTGTACGACGCCCCGGCGCCCTTCGTGAACGGCCCGACGAGGGCGCGCCCGACGAGGATGCCCGACGAGGAGCCGACGAAGACGCCGACCTCCGCGACGGTGCCGGTGCCCACGCCCGCGCCGAAGGTCGCCTCGACGGTGCAGACGCCGGGGCTCACGTACGCGAACGTCGCCGCGACGCGCGCCGTCTCGGAGACGAGCGCCGTGTCGCCGGTCGAGGGCGTCGTGCCGCCCGAGCCGATCGCCATGTGCCCGGACACGGCGTGGCTGCCCACGTTGTCGAAGCCGCGCTTGACGAGCCACTCGAGGCCGTCGTCCGTCAGAGTCAGGTTCGCCACGGAAGTTCTCCCTACGTCGTGCGGCCGACCACGCGGCCGCGGATGGTGATACCCGCGTCGAGGGACAGCGGGTCGAGAAGGTCAGTCACGGTGCCGCCCGCCCCGATGCGGGCGAAGACGTCGCGCCACGGGTTCGTATCGAGGCGCCCGTCCATGGCGACGGCCACGTCCGCCGCGATGGGCTCCTCGACGGAGTCCACGACGACGCCGCCCACGCCGACCCCGGCGTGCAGGATCGGGTGGTTGTCCACGACCGCGAGCCCCGCCCCGATCCCGGCCGCGACGCGGTGCATCGACGCGCGCTCGGCGACCGGGACGTCCACGCCGACCCCGGTCAGGATCGCGCCGCCCGTCATGTCGCCGCCGTCGCCGTCACGCTGAACCGACAGCGCCAGGTCGAAGGGCTTGCGCAGCCCCGGCGGGACGGCGCCGCCGGGGACGAGGAACAGCGCGACGGCCGTGCCCTCGCCGCTGCCGTCGGTGAGGTCGGGTTCCTGCGATGCGGTCGCCGTCTCCGCGGACCACGCGCTGCCCTGGACCGAGTAGGCCAGCGAGAGCGACGGGGACCGGCCCGACGCCTCCGGGGTGCCGCCGCTCACCTCCTTGAGGTGCGCCGCGACGGCGATCGCGCCGACCGCGTGCGGGGGCATCGACAGGATCCCGCCGGCGCCGGTGACGACGCCCGCGCCCGCGGACAGGATCCGGCCAGCCGCGCCGGTGAAGCAGAAGGGGTCGTCCGATCGGGCCGCCGGGGCCTCGGCGGTGATAGACGCGCCGCCCTGGTCCGACCGGAGCGCTGGCGCGTCCACCTGCTTGTGGACGATGCCGCCGCCCCGCAGGACCGTGTACGTGTCGTCGGCCTCGATCACGTCGTCGTACGAGCCGCCGTTCTTCCCCGTCCCGGCCGTGACGGCCTCGACGAGGACCAGGCTGCGCCCCGGCGTCAGGACGCGCCAGTCGAGCCCCGCGTCAGCCCCGTCCGCGCCGACCGGCCCGTGCAGCACGAGCCCGCCCGGATCGGAGAGCGTCTCCCACCGCGGCCGCAGGTCGCGAGCGACCGACGCGGCGAGGAGCGTCGTGAGGTGGTCGGCGGGCACGCCATCGGGGTACGTCGCGGTGACCGTGCCCGGGGTGAGGACTCGCCCGGCCGAATCCATGACGATCCCGAGGCGGTCGGCCACGGCGGCGTCGCGCGCGGCGAGCTGCGCGGGGTAGGAACCCGCCGCGGCGTCGCGCAGCGGCAGCCCGGCGGCCCCGAGGTCGAGCAGCGACGTCAGCGGGGCCCACGACCCCGTCGGCGCGCCCTGCGCGTCGTTCGGGCTCCACTCGAGCGCCTCGCCGCCCGCCCGGTCTCCCGAGGCGTCCGCGGCCTTGCGCACCGTGCCCCATCGGTAGACCCCGACGAGGTCCGGCGGTCGCCCGGCGAGCGTCTTGTCGCTGACCGGCGGCCCCCCGTAGACCCCCGCGGAGCCGCGCGCGCCCGCGATCGGCCCCGGCAGCCACGTCTTCGGCAGCGTGCGCGGGATCGACCCGGACCCCGCGGGGAAGGCGCGGCCGTCGTCGTGGTCGTACCCCGGCATCTCGATCGGCTGGCCGGGGAACGGGTTCGAACCGAGCCCCGCCGCGGCCCGGCCGAACTGGCCCTCGAGGTGGACGTGCTGGATGCCGCTCTTCTTGTTCTCGTCGTCGATGTTCACGTCCACGGTCGTGCGACGGACCGTGTCCACGATCTCGACCTTGCACCCGGGGATCGGGCCCGCGGGCTGGGCGGGGACCGTCGTCTCGCTCTTCCCGTTCAGGCACGCGACGAGGTCGCGCAGCGTACGGACCGACTGCGCCGCCGCGACCTGCGCGGGCTTCTCGAGGAACGTGCGGGCGATCTCCTCGGCCGCGAGGTTGAGCCACCCGGCCGCCGTGCCCGCCTGGATCGTCGTCTTGTTCCCCAGCAGGCTCCACGTGACCGAGTAGACGACGAGGTTGAGCCCGTCCTCGAAGCCCGTCGTGCGCTTGCGCGACAGCAGCCGGACGCGCTTCGTCAGCCCCGCCCAGGTCGAGGACGGGTACCCGTTCGCGTGCTGAGGGAACGCGGCGTGCGGCTGCCACGGCGTCGAGATCTCGGCCGTGAAGAGCATCGGCAGGTCGCCCATGACGTCGAGCAGCGCCTGCCCGGCGAGCTCGAGCCCGTCGGCCTGGTCCATCGACGTGAAGTCCTGCAGCTCGATCCGCTGCAGGCGCGCCCACCCCCACTCCGTCCACGCGCGACCCTCGTACGTGTCGTCCTCCGTCGGGACCCGCACGCGCGGCACGTCGCCCAGCGTCTTCACCTTCCCCTGGATCTGGACCTCGGGGATCGCGACGGCCGGGTTGCTGCACTGGTCGAGCGGCGGCGAACCGCCCGGCATCGCGCCGAGGTAGTTCACGAGCCCGAGCGTGCGCTCAGGCTTCTTCGCGAGCACCACGACCGGGTCGCAGAAGCCGGCGCCGATCGCCTCGGCGCTCGGGGCGTGGATGCCGAAGTCCACTTCCTCCCACGACGTCGTGCCCGTCACCGGGTTCTTCTCGCCGATGCGCATGACGCCGCAGGCCTTCGCCTTGTCGAGCCCGCCCTGCGCGAGGCCCGTCGCCGCGACGCCGCAGATCGTCGGGACGCCGTACGCCCGGAACGAGCGCCCGACGCCCATGTTCGAGAGCCACCACTGCGCCCGCTCGTCGAGCAGCGTCATCGTGAACGGGTCGCCGGGGTCGGGCGCGTCCCCGCCCGGCCACGCCGCCGGCGAGAGGTAGATCTTCGTCGCCGTGTTGCCGACGACGAACTCGCCGTTGCAGATCGCGCCGCGGAACTGGTCCTCGGTCAGCCCGTAGGACGACGAGACCTGCAGGAACGTCCGGGTCTGCCCGCGGAAGGTCTCCGCGCCGGCGCCCGCGATGGTGCCCTGCAGCGTCTGCTTCGACTGCGTCGCGGCCGTCGAGTTCGCCGCCTGCGCGTCCGTCCACTGGCGGGCGAGGTTGTCGGTCGAGCCCGGCACGCCGAGCGACAGGTCTGTCTCGTCGCTCTCGCCGCGGGTGCCGACGAACTCAAACGCCGTGATCGCGCGGCGAGCGTCCACCGTGACCGTCGGCCGGACCCACTCGGCGGTGCACTCGATCGCCTGCGCGGTCGCCCCGGTGATGTCGCGCAGCCGCCAGACTAGCGTGCCGGGATCGACGAACACCTGCCACTTCCGCGTCTTCGCGAGGACCTGGAAAACGGCCGACGCGAACGAGCCCGACACGACGAGCCCCGGGATCACCGCGTCGAGCGCGGCCGTCTCGGTCGAGTCGAACACCGGCGACCCGTCGAGGGGAGCAGCACCGCGGAGCGCGAGCGCGGCCCGGTACCGCTCGCCGAGGAAGTCGAGCACGTCGCCGAGCGTCATGTCCTGCCGCTCGGAGTCGTAGTAGTCGCTCGTCGTGTCGGTCAGGTTGAAGGAGAGCGACGACGTGCCGTCGTCCTCGGCGATGTCCACCAGGCCCGCGAGCGTGACGGCGTCCATCGCCGTCCACCGCTGGCTGCCCGCGGGCGTGGCGGCGGCCTGCCCGGAGACGATCAGGCCGCGGAACCGGACGGCGCCGTGGTGATAGACCACCACGCTCCGGCCTGGACGCAGCCCGGCCTTGAACACCCAGTCGCCGTCCGCGACGATCGTCGCCGTGCAGCCGCCGCCGGCCGCGGGGAACGTCTGCGTCACCTCGACGTCGTGGACCTTCGGGTCCATCGTGGCGAAGTCGGCGGTCGGGTAGCGGGTGCCGTCGATCTCGAGCACCCATCCGCTGCCGTCCTCGAGGTCGGAGCCCGACGCCGAGTCGGAGAGGTCGTACACGGCGTGCTCGTCCACGAGGACGTCGTCGCCGCTGACCCCGCCGGAGAGCTCGACGCCGGTGCCCCACGTCCCCCGCAGGCTGGGGACCGAGCCAGACCACGTGGCCCGCTGCGTCCCGCGCGAAGCCCCGCCGCTGCCCCCGACGTAGGCGGTGAAGGTCGTCGTGCCGTCGGCGTTGTCGTGGACCGCGAGGCTCCACTCGATGAAGTTCGCGAGGTCGATCTCCTCGATGTCGCTCCCGCTGTACGCCGACCCGCGCGCCGTCTCGGTCCCGTCCTCGACCGTGAAGATCCGCAGCGTCGGCGTGCCGTCGTTGTTCGCCACCAGCCGCGCGACGGCGTAGTTCTTCGCGTCGCGGAACCGCACGATCGGGCCGACGCCCTGACCGAACGTCGTGTTGCCGGGCGCCTTCCACCGCGCGCGGACCGTCGCGCGGCAGTCCTGCCGGCCGGGCCGGTTCTCGCTCCGCACCGCCCAGACGTACGCGAACGCGCCGAACCCGCGGGGCCCGATCCCGTGCCCGCCGCCGTCGATCGTCGGGATGAAGGGCTCGTTGACGTACGGGTCCACCGGAGCGTTGATGCCCGACTGCAGGCCGGTCTGCGGGTTGAGCAGCGGGCGGCCCGCATCCTGCAGGAGCGGAACCTCGAAGCCCGTCCAGGCGTCCACGACGCCCGGAGCGTCGTCGCCGTCGAAGGTGTGGCGGTAGAGGCGGACGGCGTCGCTCACGGAACGAGCGTCTCCGTGGTCCGGTGGATCTCCGTCGTCGGGACGCCCGTGAACGGCCAGACGATCTCCGGCGAGTAGTAGTCGCCGCCCTTGCTCGGGCGCCCCATCTGGCGGATGCCGCCGCAGTAGAGGGGCGTGAAGAGCGACGAGACCCGGACGACCAGGTCCCCCGCCTCGGGCGCGTAGTCGTCGGTCGAGGGATCGGCGACGAACGTGATCGCGTCGGACGCCGGCGTCGCCTGGACCGTCCCCCAGCCGAAGGCGTGGAGCGCGGCGCGGTCGGTCGCGTCCGAGGGGCGGTAGAGGTACAGCACGTCGCCGGGCACGTACGAGTGCGCGGCGACCGTCACGTAGCCCGTGCCGGTGCCGCTCTCGATCACCTCGTCGAAGCCGTCGTCCTCGCACCACACCAGCGGGAACCCGTAGGCGTGACGGGCCCGCAGCGCGGCGCGGATGGCCGCCTTCTGCGCGATCCACGCGGCCTGGGTCTTCGCCGACCCGGGGCCGCCCCACGTCGTGACCTCGATGCCGCCGTGGGCGTTCACGCTGTCGGGGATCACCAGCGCCCGGTCCTGGTCCACGCCGAGCGCGACCTGCACCGGGTTCCCGCGGTCCTCCTGCTCCGTCAGGCTGCGAGCGTGGCTCCACAGCCGCAGGTTGCCGAAGATGGCGCGCTTCTGGCCCATGGTCAGCCCCCGAAGAACGCCGAGCCTTCGACCATCGACTTGAACGCATCGAAGTCCGAACGGATCGACGCGACCGCCTCGGCCATGGCCGTCCAGCCGTTCGCGATCACGCCGACGGCGTCGCCGATCGCGTTGACGTTGTCGGCCACGTCGCCCGACCCCTGGGCGATGTCGTCGGCGCCGCTCGACATCTTCCCCGCCGCCTCGCCGACGGCCGCCGCCGCCTGCGTCGCGGCCTCGCCGCCCGCCTTCATCGCGTCCCCCGCCGCGCCGAGCGGGCCGAAGATGTCCGTCGCCGACGGCCCGGCAGGCTGCTCGGGAGGCGGCGGCGCGAGCAGGCCGGGAGCCTTGAAGGCGTAGTCGTCGGGCGTCAGCTTCTGCTTCGGGGTGCGACCCGCGATCGACCCGAGGTCGAACGCGAACGGGTCCGCGACGCCGATCGGGTTCCCGTCCTTGTCGAACTGCGGCGCGCCGACCGTCCCGTAGCCCAGCGGCGACTCCGCGGCGAGGTTATCGGCGTGGTTCTTGAACCGCGCGATGTTCGAGTTGCGCTTCTTCGCGTCCCGCGCCTGGGCGAGCGGGCCGTACCCGCCGCCGAAGGTGTTCATCTGCTGCGCGCGGGACGCGGCGTCGGCGGCGCGCTCCTCCTCGCGGGCGCGGTTGCGGGCCTCGTGCGTCATCCGCTCGGCCGCGAGCACGCGCTCGTTCTCGGCGTCCGCCGCCCGCGCCGCGGCGGCGGCCTGCTCCTTCAGGTAGTCGGCCGTCTTCTTGGCCACCGACTCCAACGCCCTCGCCGGGGGCACGCCCGAGGCGATCGCGTCCCGGTACTCCTGCACGTTGCGGACCTGCAGGCGCTCGAGGTCGGTCGCCGCGTTGAGCATCCGCAGCCGGTCGTCGAAGGCCTGGTTGATCTCCCGCATCCGGTCGCGGATGCCCTCGTTCCTCTTCTCTTCGTCGCGGGCGCGATCGACGACTCGCTGACGCATCCTCTCCCGGTCTTCCTCGTTGCGAAGCAACTCCTCGTCGATTTTCTTCTGCGCGTCCTTCTGCTTCTTGGCGTCCTCCTGGGACGCGGCGTACCGCTCGGCCGCGTCGGCCGCGGCCCACTCGGCCTCCTTCTGCCGGATCACCTCGTCGGCGATCTCCTTGGCGAACTCGGCGCGGATCTTGTCAATCTCGGCCTGCCGCTCGATCCCCTTCACGATCGGGGAGTCTGCCCCGAGGTTCGATCGACGCTCGGCGTTGCGCGAGGCCTCCATGATGGCGTCAGCGCGCTTCCGCTGCTCGTCCCCCTGCCGCCGCCGGACCGCCTCCTCCGCGTCCGAGCCCATCGACAGGCCAGCGTCGGAGGCGGCGAAGTCCCCGGCCGTCGCGCGGCCCGACGCGATGTCCGCCGCCCGCCGCTGCTCGACGAGGAAGTCCTGCTTGCGGCGCATCTCGTCCATCGCAAGCTTGGCGCGGGCCTCGTTCAGCCGCTTCGTGGCCTCCTCGGCGTCGTTGCTGGACTTGAAGATCTCGCGCAGGCCGGTCGCGGCGGCCGCGATCGCCGCACCCCACGGGCCGCCCGCGGCGAAGCCCGCGGCGCCCGCCGTCGCCACGCGCGCGAGCGCGCCCGCGGTGTCGTTCGACTCCCCCGCCAGCATCGCCAGAGAGGCCGCGGCGCCGGCGAGCGCGGGCTTGAGGCCGCGACCGAACGACGACATCGCGCGGTCCGCGCGCGCGCCCTCGGCCTCGGCCGTGCGGCCGAACGACCGGAGAGCGTCCTCGCCCTTCTTCATCCCCTCGACGAGGGGCTGGTACTTCGCGCCGAGCGTCACCTCCAGCGTGCCAGCGGACCCACTCACGCGACACCCCACATTCTGCTGGCGCCCTTGCGGCCGATCTCGCGCAGGCGCGTCACGAGCGACGGATCGGCCGCTGCGCGAGCCCGCAACGTCGCTGCGATTCTGTCGCGATGATCCTTGGACATCGGGCCCAGGACTCGGCCCTTCGACCTACGACCATGCTCGGCGAGTCGATCGCGAAGCGCGGGGACTGCCGCCACCCGCGCGCGCAGAGTCGCGGCGATCCGCTCGCGGCGCTCGACGGGAACCTCCCGCCCGGACAGCGCCGAAGCGATGCGGACGCGCGTGCTCTCCGGGCACGGCCCGCGCCTCGCCCCAGCGCGGGACGCCGCCATTCGGCGGCGAACCTCAGGGGAGAACGTCCTGCCGAGGTTCGGGCCGCGACTCCCGACCTTGGCGGCAGAGATCTTGGCTCGCGTCTCCGCGGAGTGAAGGCCGTTTCGTCCGCCCGTCTTGAGATTCAGGCAAAGCGGATCCGCCAATGCGGACTCGGTGACGATCGCTGCCTCGTAACTGCACGCGGATTCCCACGAGTCAAAACGCGCCAGGACCGTCTTCCGAAACGCCGCCTTGCCGTGCTTGGCGATCATCGCCCGAATCGCGACGCCGCTGCCCATGTACCCGTCACGGTCGGGCCCCGCGGCGGCCCGGCACGTCCGGATCCCGTAGTAGTACCGACCGGAGTCGATGTGCTCGACCCGGTAGGCGTAGCAGGAACGGCCAGCGCTACCCGCCATGGGTCACCCCCGAGCCTTCGGCTTCGACACCTTCACCGCGGCCGACAGCGCGTCGAACGCCGCCGCCGTGGGAGGCAGGACGGTCGCCGTCCCGCTGACGCCGCGGCGCGCCTTCGCCGCGACGCGCCCACGCTCGGGCGGCAGCGGCCGAAGGCGTCCGGTGAGCGACAGGAAGGCGAGGCACTCGGTCCACTCCGAAGATGTGAGGAGCCGCGCCAGGTGGCGCGGTGACGGGACCCCGAACGTCGCGCACGCTTCCCAGCGCGCTAGCCGCCCGGGGTCCCGCCGGAGTTTCCCTCGGCGGCCCGTTCGGCCAGGACGCCGACAGCGTTGACCTCGTTCGAGGCGTTGGCGAGGCGACGCAGCACGCCGGCGCCCTTGCGGGACAGCCGGAGCGCCGCAGCCTCGGTCGCCGCCACGTCGATCCGGCCGTCGGGCCGGCGCGACGCGAAGAGGTCCGACCCGTCCGGGTTGCGAGCCGTCCACGCGACGATCCGCGCCTCGTAGTTGAGGGACGCGGCCATCTCGTCAACGGCACGCTTCTCGGCCTTCGCCGCGGCCTTCTCGGCCTCGATGCGGCGACGCCACTCGGCGTCCCAGTCGTCCCGGTCCGCGCCGGACATCTCGCCGACGATCACGTCGCCGCCCCACTCGGGGACGGCGACGGTCTTCGTCCGCAGGGCCGACGCGGCGAGGATCGCCTCGCCCGTCAGGAAGCCCACGGGTCTACGCCTCGTCCGTCTGGACGCGGGTGTTGACCGTGAACTCGAACTCGTACGACAGGACGCCGTCCGGGTCCGCCTGGGTCTCGCCGATGCGCGAGACGAAGCCGGTGTAGGTGAGGATCCGACCCGAGGACATGCCCTCGGGCGTCGGCAGCGTCACCACCGCCGTGCCGTCCCACCCGAGCGTCGGCTCGTTGCCGTCGCCGAGGTAGCAGCGCGCACGGATCGAGCCGTTCGCCTTCACGCGCCCGGCGATGAACGTGCGCTCCGTGTCGCTCAGCTTCGTCACGTCGTGCGCCGTGATCGAACGCTCGGGGATCGTGACCCCCGTCACCTCGAACGAACCGACGCCCGAGAGCTCGAGGGTCGTGCCCTGCCCGACATCTGCGGCCATGGTCTATGCTCCGGTAGGAACCGCGCGGTAGATCAGGCGAGCGGTGAGGACCGTCACGTACCACGTGACCTCGGAGCCGTCCTCTGGGCGCACCGAATCATCGACTTCGCCTTGCAGCTCGATGGTCCGGACGGAGACGTTGCCGTGCGCCCCGAGGAAACCCTCGAGCCGCGCGTTCATCGCTTCCGCGATCTGTTCTACCACGAGAGTGTCGTCCCCCCAGATCTCGAAGTCGAACGTGACCCCGCGGAGCCCGTCCCGGGTCTTCGACAGGGTGCGGGCCTCGGGGCGGTCGGTCCGCTTGAAGACGACGTAGGGGAACAACTGCCGCGCGGGCGCGCCGTGCGGGAAGATCGAGGGGTGGTCGGACGTGCCGAGCACGCCGCCGGCGCCGTCCACCCCGGTCAGGGACTCGGCCGCCCGCAGGAAGTCGTACGTCGCGGTGCGGATGCCGGTGGGGAGTGCGCGGGCGTCGGTCACGTCGTCATCTCCTGGCCCGTGAACTCCACCGCCCGCCGGGCCGCCGCCGCCGGCGTGATCCGCTCGACGCGGGCCATCACCTCGCGCGCCACGGCGTCGAGCACCATCGACTTCTGGCCGAAGAGCGCGTTCCGCATGAACCGCTGCCCGGGGACCTTGCGCACGTGGGCGCTCAACGTGGCCCGGGCCGCGCGCGCCGTCATCCCGCCACGGGCCACCGCCGACCGGCGACCGCGGCCGCCCGGCACGAACGGGAGCGGGCCCTGCTGGGGTGCCCCTCCGTACGGCTTCCAGCCGAACTCCTGCGAGTACGGGTAGAAGCCCGGCGCCGAGGGGCGGATCCCCAGCGCGGCCCGCACCGGGACGCCCAGGCGGTACGCGAACAGGCTGCGACGCTTCGACCGGCGGATCGTCCAGGTGCCCTGGGCCAGCCGGAACGTCCGCCGCGGCGCGAACGCCTTCGCCCGCATCCGCACGACGCCGAGGCCGGCGCGGAGACCCGCGCCGAGGGCCTTGCGCACCTCGCCCTGGGGCAGCGCGCGGAGCGCCGCCGTCGCCTCGGGGAAGCCGTGCAGCTGGACGTAGAGGACCTGGCCGCGTGCCACGGTCTACCCCTCCTCGATGCAGAAGACTTCGACGACGTCCGCGGCGGGCCGCCGGCGGACCTCCGCGACGACGAGGACCCGGGTGCGGCCGCGCTCCTCGAACCGGAACGCCGACGTGATCGGACGCACGTCGAGCGGCTCGCGCAGCGTGACCATCGTCCGCACGCGCGAGCCCGCGGCCGCGGCCTTGAACGTCAGCGACGCGGACAGGTCCTCGACGCGGGCCCACCGGCCCTCGCGATCGACCCAGTCGCGCTTCGACTGGCCCGCCGCCGACCGCGTCTCGGGCCCCTGCTCGAGCACCGTGACGCGGTGGCGGAAGTCCTTCGCGCTGGCGCTCGCCATCGGATCAGGCGATCGCCGCGCCGGGCGCGCACGGGGCGAGACGCAGGATGCTCGTCGTGCGGGCCGCGCCGATGATGGTCAGACGGTTCGTGCTGACGAGGTCGGCGAACGGGCAGATCTTGCCGGCCGTCGCCGAGAGGCAGTAGACGACGCCGACGGTGAAGATGGCGCCCATGTTCACCTCGCCGCCCTTCTGCAGCGTCACCGGCTGGTCCGCGGCGGCGTCGTTGAGCGCGATGTAGAGGGCCTCGGCCTCCTCCGCGGTGCCGTCGCACTGGCCCTGGTACGCCTTGTTGTCGGACGCCTTGATGTAGCAGGCGTCGCCGCGAGCGATCGTGCCGCCGGCGATCTTCTGGAAGGTCGCGCCGCTCACGCGCTTCACGTTGGCGGCGGTCGGGGACAGGTTCGACATGGGCGGGTCTCCTACGCGGCGCGGTTCGCGCGCGTGTTCCAGAAGAGGGTGCGAAGGGCGAAGGGGAGCTCGTTGACGATGGTGCCGGTCACGACCGGCCCGCGCGCGGGGTCGTACCAGTGCGCGACGAGCAGTCGGAGCAGCTGCTGGATCTTCTGCGGCACGTCCTCGGGGCCGTCGCCGTAGCCAGCGGTGAACGTCACCCGCACGGCGCCCGGGAGCGCCGCGACGGTCGGCCACGAGTACCCGATCGCGGGCGTGATCGTGGCGGGGCTCGACGTCGTGTCCACGACGTACGCCGCAGACGACAGCGTCTGCAGCGTCCCGTCGCCGTCGAGGTACTTCACGTGCGTCACCGAGACGGCCGGCGACTTCGGGAGGTGGATCGACAGCCGGTCGTTCCGCGCGGACCACGACACCCCGCCGCGCGGGTCGTGCTGCTGTCCGGGGAAGCAGTCCCACCGGGCCTCCCACGTCGCCGTGATGAGGCTCCGGTCGGCCGCGTCCTCGTACCACTCGACGGCGGCCGTGGCGTAGGCCTCGAGCAGCGCGTCGTCGTGCGTTCCGTCCACGCGGATGTGCCCCTTGAGCACGTCGTCCACCGCCAGCGCGAGCACGCGGTCGGTCTCGCCCAGGATGAGGTTGACGGCGGTCAGCACGGGGTCACCCGATCAGCACGTGGAAGGTGCCCGACTTCGTGTCGCCGCCCTGCGCGACGGCGATCTTGATCCGCGTGCCGGCGCCCACCGGCACCGGCGCGGCGGACTTCCGCGTCCCGTCGAGGGTCATGACGGAACCGTCGGCCACGTCGTGCACCTGCGCCCGCGGGTAGAACGACGCCGAGGCGTTGACGTCCGTCGCAGTGAGGATCGCCTGTCCGGTCGTGTCGTCCGTCACGACGAAGTCCACGCCGTTGGCGTAGTCGCCCTTGACGTACCGGATGGCGAGGACATGGCCTCCGGCGTCCGGGGTGACGTAGCCCGTCCCCGTGCCGTCGGAGGCCGTCGTGATCGTGACCGGGAGCCGCTGGATGAAGCCCATCGGCTAGGTCCCGATCGCGATCCAGTAGATCGTCTCCGTGCCCGTCGAGGCGACGAGCGTCGGGTCGGTGCCGCCCGTGTTCTTCCAGGCGTAGACGTCCACGTCGCCGCCCGACCCGATGTTCGCGGTCAGGACCGACGTGTTGTCGCCCGGCGCGCTCGAGCCCTTCAGCATCGCGACGAACGAGACGACCGACGCGAGCCCGGTCGCGATCGTCGTCGGGTTCGAGCCGTCGAGCGCCGTCTCGCCGCGGGCGATCTTGTACCCCGCCGCGACACCCGCCGTCGCCGTCGCGAGAGCCTCGGTGACGTCGGTCCCCGCGATCTTCAGCGCGCCGCCTGACTCGATGTCGAGCGAGCCGCCCGAGGGGATCGCGGACGTGCCGTCCTGCCGCCGCTGCAGGCCGGTGCCCTGGATCGTGGTGTCTGCCGCCATGGCTCTCTCCTGGTGTGGTGGGCGGGGGCCCCGTCAGAGGCCCCCGCGGATGCCGTCGCCGGCGAGGTCCTAGACGACCTGGGTCGTCTGCGCGCCGTTGCGGGGGAAGCCCTGCAGCCAGCCCGCGGCGAAGAAGATGTTGCCGGAGTTGCCCGACGGCGTGACCGTCACGCGGATGTACCGCTTCGAGCCGCGGTACCCGATCTTGCCGGCCTTGTTGTCGGACGAGAGGAGCGGCTTGCCGCTCGCCTCGGTGCCGAGCAGGTCGGCGTCGGCGACGGCGGTCGCGCCCGACATGCCGGAGTCGTCGCTCTCCTCGACGAGGAGCGTGAACGTGACGTCGGTGTCGGCGATCGAGCCGGCGAGCCAGAGGAACTCGTTCGCGAAGAACTCGGCGGTGTCGAGGATCTCCGAGACGAACGGGGTGTCGCCCGTCACGGCCGCGACGGGCGGCTCGGCGTTCGTCCACTTGATGTCGTTGTGCAGGTCACGGCGCATGGGAAGGGCTCCGGGGAGTCGGGGGCTGGGGCTGCGTGCGGATCTCGATGCGCCCCTCCCGGGGCGCGGGCCGCGGCGCCGAAGCGCGTCCCCTTGCGGAGAGCGCGACCTCGGCACCGCGGTGGGTGGCGGTCCTCGCGGGCACTACGGCGCCTGGATGAGGTGCCGGACCGGGTGGCCGCCCGCGTCGAGCAGGCCCGCGTCGGCCTCGTGGAAGGCGATGAAGCCCGTCTCGTCGGTCTCGCCGTAGAGCTCGTCGAAGCGGCGCAGGCGGATCGCGCCGACCTCGCGGACCTTGTAGTGCGAGAGGTCGCCGAACACGACCGACTTGAGGCCGGCCGTCGCCGCCGGCATGTCCTCGCACGTCACGACCGGGTAGCCGTGCAGCGTGCTCGGCTGCCCGGCCTGGAGCCCGGCCTGCCAGATGTACTGGCCGTCGCCGCCCTTCTTCTTGCGGAGCTTCAGGACCGTCGAGTCCTTCATGACGAAGCGAGCGCCGGCGCGGTACGCGAGGCCGACGCTGTGCACCAGGTCGAGCAGCTCGTCCGCGGTGATGTCGGTCTGGCTGGCGGCCGTCACGCCCAGCGTCGTGTCGAGCGTCAGGCCGCGCGGCTTGCCCGCCCCGCTGCCGCCCGCGAACGCCGTGGACTTCGCCCGGCCGATGCGCTCGCCGAGCATCGCGCCGATGATCGACGGGAGGTCGAACACCGAGTCGCGGAGCAGCTCGAACGAGACGCGGATCGGCTTCGAGGAGACCTTGTGGGCGCCCCACGTGGTCTTCTTGAACGTCGGGTCCACGCTGTCCGAGGCCGCGGTGGCGTCGGCGGCCTCGCCGAGCCACTCGCCCGAGTTCGACGTGTCGTCCGCCGACGGCCACGAGATCAGGTTCCCGTTGGCCGTGCGGATGACCTGGGCGAGCTCGTAGATGCCGCCGTGCGCGAGCATGGCGACCTCGAGCGACCGGATCAGGTCCTCGGGCATCGCGATGTACCCGCCGGCCACGTTGTTGCCGACGGCCAGGTTGCGGGCCTCGACCGACCGGAGCGCGGCCTCGCGCCCGGAACCGAAGACGCTGCGGTGCGTCTCCTGGATCTTGCGGAAGGAGCCGGTGCGGGCGAGCGGGATCGCCAGGCGGCGGGACCGGAGGTTCAGGCCGACCGCGCGGGCCGCCTCGACCTCCTCGTCCGTCGCGCCCTCGCCGGACTGCTCGGCGAACCAGCCGACCAGGGCGCGCGCGCGCGTCTCGTCGGTGACCTCGGCCCCGCCGCTGTCGCGGGCCGCCGGCGGCACGTCCTCGCGGCCGGGCTTGTCCTTCTCGACCTTGTCCATCGCCTCGAAGCGGACGCCGCGAGCGATCTCGCGCTCGAGCACGTCGTACTCGGCACTGATCTTGGCGAACTGCGCGTCCTCCTCCGGCGTCCAGGCCTCCCGCTTCTCCTTGGCGGCCTTCGCGTCGGTGTCGTCGCGGAACTTGCGCAGGGCGGCGGCGGCGACGTTGAGCGCGTCGCGGGCTTCCTTCAGGGTGCGAGCCATGGGCGGCTTCTCCGGGTGAGGGCCCGGAACTGCCGACAAGGCGACCGCGGGCCCGGGGTGGTGGGCTTCCGCGAGCCGCCGCGCGCTTGGGCGCGACTACCTCGCACTCGGCGCGGCCAGCGGGCGCTTGGGCCCACGGACCGCGCTGCACAGGTTCAACAGGACCCGACGCTACGCCTCGTGTGCGGGTACGTCAAGGAACTTCTTCCGTCAGCGTACGGGACGGCTCGCGATCGCGATGGTCCGCGCGCGGCGAGCAGCTGCGGCGGCATGGTCCTCGCCGGCGGCCTGGCGGATCCGCTCGGCCTCGGCCGCGGGGTCCCCGCCGACCGCGCGCGCCACGATCGCGGCCCGGGCCCCGGCGTCGGTCCCTTCGTAGGCCGGGAAGGTCACCGGACCCACGTCGAACAGGTCCACGTCCTCGATCGTGCGGATGTAGTACGGCCGCCCGTTCCGGGGCTCGATCGTGATCGTGTCCTTCCGCGCGCAGAACGCGAACGACGAGCCCGTCACGTCCCTCCGGCGGACGACCGTCACGACGTCTCGCCCGGGGCCGGTGTCCGGAGGGGAGATGTCGTACCGGAGGCCCCGGGCGTCCGTGACGAGCGACATCGTTCCGGACGTGGTTCGCCCCAGCACCTGGTTCGCGTCGTGGTTGAAGAGCCCTCGGATGTCCTGCCGCTCGCGGAGCGCCCGATCGAACGCACCGGGGAGGATCCGCTCCTCGCAGTCCTCGGCCAGCATGTACCGAGAGCCCGACTCGCCGGGCTTGTAGTAGACGGCCGCGTATCCGGTCAGAGTGGGCGCGGAACCCTGCACGTCGCGCATCTCGACGGACGACGCCTCTGCCGCGGTGATCCGGCGCTCCCGACGCTCAGGCTGAGTGGGCTTGGACACGATGGCTCTCCACGTAGGCCGCTGCGGCTCGCAGCAAGGCGGGGTCGTCGCGAAACAGCCCGAGGGCTCGGTTGCACGCACCACACAGGAGCGCCCGAACCTTCCCGGTCTGGTGATCGTGGTCGATGTCGAGCTGGTACAGCGTCCCGGTCCGTCCATGACGGCGGGTCTCCGGCCGCCCGCAGATGGCACAGAGGCCGCCCTGAGCCGCGAACCGGGCCGCGTAGTCTGCCTCGCTTACGCCGTAGATCTCGACGCGCCGCTTCGCGTGGCGGCGGCGACACTCGGCGGTCGCCTTCTCGGGGTCCCGGGAGGCACGGCGCTTGCCGGCGTCGCTGATCGCCGCGCGGTTGCGCCGCGCCCATTCGGCGTTCCGCACGAGGACCGCCTCGCGGTTCTTGGCGTAGTGGGCCCGCCGCCCCTCACGGATCTTCTCCGCGTTCGCCGCGTTGTACGCGGCACGGTACGCCTTCGCAGCCACGGGGTCCCGACCGCTCATCGGGGCTTCTCCATGGCGGCCAGGGCCGCGTCGAGGGCAGCGGGGAACTCGGAGGGCTTCGCCTCCTGCGC